TGTACGATACGAAGGTCAACGGCTTGCTGGTCATGATCACGCCCACGGGTGCAAAATCTTTCCAAGTCAGAAAATACATTGAAGGAAAGGCGGCGCGGGTAACGTTTGGCAGATTCCCCCACATGACCGTGGTGCAGGCGCGGGAATTCGCCCTGAAAGAACTTTCTCTAATTGCCACCACCCAACAAACCAGCATCCAAAAAAAAGCCGAAACGAAGCAATACGACAACCTGACGTTAGGCAAATGTTTTCAGGATTACACCCGCTCACACAAGAATCTGAAAGCCGCCACTGTCAGCGACTATGAACGTTCCGTGAGGGTAGGTTTTCCCGACTGGCAAGACTTGCCACTCGCTAAGATCACCCGCGAAATGGTGGAAGACCGCCACCGCCAACGCAGCGAACAATCGGAGGCACGGGCAAACAACGAAATGCGGGTACTGCGCTGCTTATTCAATTACGCGGCTGAGGAATACCTCGACAAAGACAGCAAGCCGATTATCACCACCAACCCCGTTAACCGACTCTCACACAGTCGGGCATGGAATAGGGTAGAGCGCAAAAAGACCATTATCAGCAATGACCAACTGCCAGCATGGTTTGAAGCCGTAGACACGTTGCCTGAATGGTACGGCGGCGGTCTGGCACACAAAGCGCGTACCTATTTTCTGTTGACCCTCTTCAACGGCTACCGACGTTCCGAAACCAGTAATCTGTTATGGGAAAATGTCGACCTGAAAAACAACACTATCCGCCTTGCCGATACGAAGAATCATCAGGCGCATGAACTACCCCTCACCACCTTCACCAGCAACTTGCTGGCAGAGTGGCAAGCATGGACGGGGCAAGCCACTGGCTTAGTATTCCGCGCTACCGACAACCATTCGCCACTTGCCAGCGTCGAAACGGCTATACACGCCATCCGTGACCGCACGGGCATCAGTTGGACAATGCACGACCTGAGGCGCACCTTCACCACCACAGCGGAAAATCACGGCATACGCGGTTACACCCTGAAACGTTTGATCAATCACAAAACGGGCGCGGCGGATGTGACGGGCGGCTATATCGTCACCGACCTCGAAAGCCTGCGTGAACCCATGCAGACGATCACTGATAGGCTACTTACCCTAACATCGGGTAAACTCGCAGCATCCAAGACCGCACCAGCGGCAAGCAATACCTGATACAGGAAGTTTGGACATGACCGACACCCCAAAGAAAACCCTAAGCATTACCCGCAAGCCTGCTACCACTGGCCCGGTAACTTCACCCGCCACACCAGCCACACCCACCACGGTGCAGCGCACGGGTAAGCGCATCATCCGCCGTGAAGATTTGCCAGCCGTCGCCAAAGCCGCCGTAGGAAAAACCGGATGGATGAAGACCGACCGCAACGGCAAGCCATTGCCACCCAAAGCAAAAAAACCACCCCGCAAACCTGCCCCGAAAAAGCAGGTAACACCGCCATCTGATTTACGGATGCAGGAACTTGACGCAAGGCTAAACGGTTTTCGTGTTTGGGTGATGTATCAGCCGCTATCCGTGGGCATCGAAAAGGAGATATTCAAATTGATCAATGATGAAGCCTTTTCAGCATCCAAGCGCGTGGTTCAAAAAGTGCTGAGAATGCACACCCACCACGGGCTATACCTGCAAGCCATCCAGCATGGCGGCGCTCGCTACACGCTGGACGGAGTAGAGCAGGGCGACGTTACCGACTACCAACGCCAGTACGCTACCGAAACGCTGGCAAAACGTTTGCAGGGAAAGGGCTGAAGCCACCATCACCCACCAAGCCGGATACGTTCCGGCTTTTTTATGCCTGCCATTCCTGAGAATTTCCCCAACCTGAACGCCAGCCGACAGACAAAATGCAAAATCATGATTACATGTAACGTTACATGTAATGCAGTGAACCCACCCAACCCGCAACAGGGCAGGGCGGCGCGTCATGGTTGTAATAAATCATTTTGAAAACGCGGGCCGGTGGGAGTTTTTTTATTCACGGCAACGGCGGCGGGCATGTTTTCCGATAGCCTGACTGCTGGATTAACCAATGTTGTCACCTTGAACACCACCTAACCCGCTACGGCGGGTTTTTTTATGCCTGCATTCTTGGCAATTCTCCGACAGCAGCGCTGCTGGAGATGCGGCGCGTGAATCCAGCCGAAAAAATGTAGACCATGAATCCATCGAAAACCACGACACAACAAGGAGTCGTACCGATGGACAAACTAAAGACCGATTGGATACGCGCCGCCGTATCAGGCGACACCGTAGACGGGCGCAACATTGCCGATCAACAGATACTCGACATTGCCGATACTTACGCGACCGACACCTATACCGCGCACATCTGGTTAGAACACATTCGCGGCATTATGCCTGCCGACATTTTCAAAGCATTGGGCGATGTGGTGGCGGTGAAAGCCGAAGCCATCACCAGTGGCGCGTTAGCAGGTAGGACGGGCTTATACGTCATGCTCGAACCCGCACCCGAACTTATCACGATGGTGCGCAACGGGCAGAAAGTACACCTAAGTGTTGAAATCGAACCCGACTTTGCAGGCACGGGCAAAGCCTACCTGATGGGCGTGGGCGTGACCGACTCACCCGCCAGTCTTGGCACAGGCTTGATGAAATTCAGCACCACCACCCGTACCACCAGTATTTTCACAGAGCCGATGATGTGTGAGTTAGGCAACTGCCAACCGCCACAGGGCGGCGACCTTACCCGCATCTACACCATGCTCGAACAGCTCACCACTGCCAGCCAATCCCGCCAAACCTACGCCACCAAAAGCGATTTTCAGCAGTTGGTCGGCGTGGTGAATGAACTGCGTGACGAAATTACCAAATTCGGCAACCAAACCATTAGGACGGATTACCCCGCGCCAGAATTCAACGGCATGGGGATAGACCCCGACCAATTCCACCGCACCCGCAACCCCGTAGGCTACTAAGGACACAACCCGATGAAACACGAAACCCGCATTCTGTTCAACAAACTGAAAAACGAAACCGCACAAGCCAATGGCGTGTTAGACGTTACCGAAAAATTCAGCCTATCTCCTTCGGTGGAGCAGCGCCTTGTTGAGCAACAAAGTGAAAGCACCGATTTTCTGAAACGCATCAACGTTATCGGTGTGACCGAACAAAAGGGGCAAAAGTTGGGCTTAGGTGTTGGTTCACCCATTGCCAGCCGTACCGACACCAACACCGCCGACCGCAATACCGCGTTTGTCGGCTCGCTGGTAGCGGATGAATACGAATGCAAGCAAACCAACTTCGACACCCACCTAGGCTACCGTTCAATGGACGCGTGGGCAGTGTTTCCCGATTTTGCAGGGCGTTATCGTCGCCAAGTCATCAAACGTTACGCCCTCGACCGTATCATGATTGGCTGGAACGGCACGACAGCCGCACCCGAAACCGACCCCACCGCCAACCCATTGTTACAAGATGTGAATGTGGGATGGATTGAAAAAGTACGCCAGAACGCACCCGCTCGCATGTTGGGATATGCCAGCGACGGCACAGCCACCACCGACGTTTTAAAAGTGGGTGAGGGCGGCAACTACGGCACACTTGACGCGCTCGCATTCGACGTGATGAGCAACTTACTCGACCCGTGGCACATGGGTGGCGACGATCTGGTATTGATCATCGGGCGCGAACTGTGGGTGAACCACGGCTTGACCCTGTACAACGACAACCGCGCCGCCACAGAGCGCAACGCCCTACAAGTCTGGTTTGCTAACGAAGCCGTCGCAGGTCTGAAAACCGTCACTCTGCCATTTTTCCCCGCTCGCGGTTTTGTCATCACCAGCTATGACAACCTGAGCTTGTACTTCCAATCCGGCAAAGTGCGCCGCGCCATCATCGACAACCCCAAACGCGACCGCGTGGAAGAATATTTATCCTCGAATGATGCGTATGTAGTCGAAGATTACGGCAAATTTGCCGGAGTCCGTGCAGGTGCAATCCAGCTCAAAAACGCCAACGGCGATTGGGTGTAAAAAATGGCATCCCTTGCCCAACAGCATTGGGAACAGCACCAGCCAGCGGCGGGCAATCTTGCCCCCGTTGGCACTGCCACCCCCAACCCCATCACCCACAGTGCGGCATTGCAGGAACGCTACCGCCTTATGTTTATGCGCCTGCAAACCGACCTGATGTATATACGCGCCATCCGCAGCAGAGCAGGGCGCAACCAGCGCAAACGCGAACTACTGCCAGAGTATGCCGACTACCTGTCTATCGTCCTAAACAGCCGCGCAACCACTACCGACAAGGTGCTCGTGCAGTGCTGTATATGGGCGTTGGATTGTGGCGACTATCGCCTATGTCTGACACTCGCAGAACACGCCATCAGCCACGGCATGGACTCACCGGATGGATTCACGCGCACCTTGCCCGAAATCCTACTGGAAGAAATGGCGTATCAGGTCAATCACGCTGATCACCCGCACCCCTACACCCCCTATCTGCACAACCTCGCAGCACTGACAGCAGGGCAGGACATAACCGATGAAATCAACGCGAAATTCTTTAAGGCGGTGGGTAAGGCACAGCACGGCGACAACCCGACAGCAGCGTTACACGCCTACCGCCAAGCAGCGCACTACGGCGCAAAAGTACAAACCATTATTCGCAAACTCGACAGCGAACTCGAAACAGAGGGAAATAATCATGAGCACCCATAACACCGATTCCAAGAACGGAAAAAATGACACCGAATGGCTAAGCGGCAGCGGCGCGGCGCGTTTTCTGGGCTTCGACAATCATGCAGCCATTGCCCACATGCCCATCCCGCATCAGCGTTTTACGGGAAAACGGGGCGAAACGTTAATGCGCTACCGCCGCGACGATCTGGAAGCCTTCCAAGCCGCCAACACTTACGGCAAGAAATAAGGGGTATTGGGCGCGATACTTCGTAAAAACCGAAGTTAAAAAGAACGAAACAAAAGAAACAAAAGGTTTAACCCATTGAAAAATCTGATTTTAATCAATGGCGTTTGCCTGTAGGCTTTTAAACCATTCAGACATAAAAAAAGCCGCCTAGCTGAGAGAGCAATCGGCGGCTTTTGGAGTAAATAAATCATGAACAGAATATCATCCCAAAAATCAGATAACAACTCACCCGCTCATAAGTTGACCTCATACGCCAATCATGGGCATACTTTCCCTGTCGACTCCAAGAGCCGACAAACAGCAAAATTACGGGGACTCTATCCCATCAATCGGCGGCAATACCGCCACCATGACGCAGGCGGTTTTTTTTCGTCTGTAGGATGCGCAATCGGCTATATGCCAAGTCTGCGTGGACTACAAGACGGTGCAAACCGAAATAAACGCGTCGTGAAATTCCGATTGAGCGATAGAGAGACTTGGCAATTTTTGCCCAACTCTAAAACTCATTTCGGAGCAGTCATCATGACAGCAATTACACAGGGCAATATCGCCCACAACTCCTTGGCACGTCTGCCACACGTCCCGTTTGCGCCTGCACTCCCGAAGCACAAAGCAGCACCCGCCACTATCGTCTTCAACAAATCCCGCACCGGATACATTGCCTATTCCAAAGGCACACCGCTGGCGTGGTTAGTTGTCGGCTACCATCAAGGGCAACTCAATAACCAACCCAAACGCGTTGAATTCGTCGACGTAGCATGGCATCGCCAACATGAACGCGGCATCAGCATGGAAACCGCGTTTTTCGACACCCTCACCGAAGCGATGCAGTTCATCCGCACCACGTTTAGCAAGGTAGGTGCAGCATGATCGACCAACTCGAAAGCATTTCATGCCAGTTGTCCGAACTCGAATCACTGCTCGAAATCATCCACGACAGTGCAACCCACACCGCACGCACTGGAGGGCTGGTTAGTCTCGCTGAGCGCGTGTCACACCTGCTACAAAATGACGTGATTGCACTGATTGCCGTTTGTCATCAGCAAGCAGCACAAGCAGCGGAGGGCGGTAATCATGAGTAATTCACTCACCACCACCAAAGCACAACGCAAGTTCCGCCGTAATCGCGACGCAATCCGCCGTGCTCAAATCGTCCAGCAAATCCCCGCGTATACGATCAATGGCGACCCACTGCTAAACCCCGTCGAAGCCGCTGCATACATGAGCCTATCCGAAAGCACCTTAAGCCGCTGGCGTTGCCAGTTCCCCGACCGCTTGCCCTTCGTCAAAGTGGGCGGCTGGAGTGTGCGCTATCGCCGTTCCGTGCTCGACGCTCACCTAAACGCGCAAACCGTCACAGATGGTCGTGGGGTGAAATCATGAGCAAGCTAAATCCAGCCACTTGCCCCGCTGCACAATTTGCAACGCCTGACTTTCTAGCCCGTGTCGAGTTGGTAGAAACCGAAGTCCAGCGCCGCAAAGCAGCCACCACCAACCCCAACGCTGGCGCGTATGTCATGAACTTGTGGTTGAAGTGGATAGAGAAAAACGGTTTCAGCGAATCAGCACGGAGTACAGCAGCATGAACAACGAACTAACCCGCATCCTGAAAAACATCAACGGCGCAGCAAACAGCCTCGAAGTATTGTCATATTCCGCGCTTGCCTCTATGGGTGGCACGTATGGCAACGAAGACAAAGCCTATACCCAGCGGCGCATGGACGATGTGTTCTACATGCTGAAAGAGGTGGAAGAACTTCATGAAGCACTGAAAAAAGCAGTGGAGGCGGCGCAATGAACCAACCCACCCTCACCCTCAAAACCGCACCCGTGGAAATTACCAGCCGCTACATTGATAAAAAATTCATTGGGGAAAAGCTGGCAATCATCCCCGACCACCTGCATGAAGCTGTGAAGCAAGGCTATAACGACCGCTACACCGCCAAAGGCTTGCACGACGAAGCCAACGCCTACATAGGCACGGCGGCGGCTAAAATCCTAGCCACCGCATCCCCGTTGGGCATCACGGCGGATGATGACGATGATACCCTCATACTGAAAGCGCAAAAGCTGGCAGCAACGTTTGCACGCATGATTCACGGCGGCTCTCTGTCGACTGCCTTAAATCACGCTGCGACTCTTGGCATCAAGCCGCCACAAGTTCCCCACAAGGCAATCCGCCTCGACGATGGTGCAGTCGTGACCGACCGCGAAACTATCCGCACCATTGGGCAAACCAAACGCCTCACCTCACCCCGCTGGCTCTATGGTCTGATGCGCCGCGAAAAGGAGCGCCTTGCCGAACTGCAAGCGATTCGACTCTGCATGATTCACAAGGGCAAAAGTGCCTACGTTTCCCGTCGTGGTCTGGCAGTACAAGCCGCCAAGGCATTTATGGCGCGTGAATACATGGCATCCCGTGAGGCGGTATCCACCACCGACGGGCGCGTGATGAACATGGGCGATGTGATGAATGCAGGCGTAGCCAACCCCGTCAACTTGCGCAATGAAATGATGATGCGCATCAGCGACGGTGAACGCTACCTGATGCAATACCACCCCGACCATGCTTGCCTGTTCTTCACCTTCACCGCACCGTCGGCATTTCACGCAATGCGGATGACAGGCGGCTATCGCAGCACTGACAAGCAAGGCATCACGCGCACCATTGGCGCAGTTGCCACCCCGAATCCCAACTATCAGCAGCAAATTGCCGTGCACAAAGGACGCGGCAAA